AATTTCAGGCTCTTTGATGATACGCACTGTATCACCGAAGTTTGCGATCTCACCAAAGTAATCACTGTTGGTAATATCTTCTACAATGCTAGTTTTACGAAAAGCCGACTGAACTTTTTTACTGTAAATTACAGGTGAAAAGTTACCATTCGGGAGGTTTCCGTAACCAGCAGCTGTTTTGAAAGCCATTGATTCCTCCGTTATAGCTTATATCACGTAAGTACAGGGCATTTTCTATATGTGGGTGACCTCGTAACCGCGAGGGGCCAACTAGTAAAATGGTAGCCAACCTACTTCTTTTATTATAAATATATATGATTTTGCATTTTTATATGCGTAGCTGTCCTAGACAGGGGCATATCATGCAAGTGATATATAGTTATATTTAATTAAATTGTTTTGTCAACACTTAATTACATTGCTGCGCCAGAAATGTCGTAAATAAAGGTTCCATTACGTATTGATGCCGTAATTGCTTCTTCATTTGCTTCATACTCTCTGCCTGTCATTTTTTGAACATCAGACTCTCTGAACCCACCTTTTTTATTTGCACCAGTGTCTGCTTTGGGCGTACCTTTTACAGCTACGTCATCTGCTGCATTTGTAGGTGTAGCAGTTTTTTTCGTTGCCTTTCTTTCTGCTTTGTAAAGCGTGATTGCTTTCGCGCAACCGTAAGCGTCTGTATCATTTTCATAAAGGGCTTCTTGCACCCATTTAGGTTGCACTGATGCCCACTCATGGAACGCAGGGTCTTTACGTATCTGATCGTAGTCAGGATGAAATGTCTTCAATTCAGACTCTGCCTTTTCACGAACTACATTCTTACGCATTTCCTGTAGCTCTTTCATTTCTTTTTGCAGATCATTTGACATTTCGCCAGACTTCTTAATTGCAATCGACTCCATCATCTTTGCAACGTCTGGATACTTCTTAGACCACTCTGCTATCTCTTCTTCTGATTTTGGTAGATTTACAGACTTTTTTGTTAGTGCGTCTATTTGAGACTGCAACTTTTTAATCTGCTTCTTGTGTTCGTCCTGAACACGTTGATTGTGTCTACGTAGATCACCATACCTTTTTTTAAAGGTAAGCTCTTCAGCATCTAAGGTTTCATTTTCTTCCTCATCTGCTTTTATTTCTTCCTGTTCTTGCGTTAGGGCATTTCGTTGAGCTATCAGTTCTTTTAGCTCTGACTCTTCGTCTATGTCTCTTTTGTATCTTTTTTTGGTATTTACAACGTGTCCTTTAATATTGGACGTATCTTCAATTTGTTCTTCGATTGCCATTAGTATTCTCCTAGCATCAGGGGCCTCAAGTAGCCTTTCACCTTGAAAGGGGTATCGGGTAGCCCGTATTAGTAATTATTCTTCTGCTCCTTGGTCTTGTCCCTCTTCTGTTTCTGGGTCGTTTTCAACCTCACCTAAAGTTTCATCATCGCTCATCATGTCCATCATTTCTTGTTGTTGTTCTTCTTGTTGTTCTTTTTCTTTATCAGCTTGTGCTTCTAGGTCTGCTACATTCATCGTCCCTAGAGGGTCAGTTGTTGCACCCATTACTCCACCTGCTTGATCGTCATACTGTTGTTGTTCTCTTTTTTCTGCTCTATCTCTAGCTTTATCAAATTCTGATTTATCCAAACCAAGAATCCCTTTAAACCCTCTTGTTTTACCTAGTTGATCTAGTTCTTGCGTTCCCATTCTATTTAAATCAGCTACAGTACCCATAGCAGATATGTTACCCAACATATCTTGATAACCACCTGTTTGAGTATAACCACCTGTTGTAGCCATTCCTGTATTAGGGTCAGTTTGTACGCCTATTAGATCTGTTGCAACGCTGTAATCAGGTCTTCCCGTTACATCATTAGTGCCTACTGTAGTTACGTCTACTCCTAACATACCAGCAACTGCTCTGTCATAGTCATCTACACTCATTTGCGTTGGCACTGTTCCTGTTAAACTTTGTGTGGGAACACCTAGCGTAGTGCCTGTAGATACTCCTACAAGTTGACCTCCTAAAACACCTAAATCTGTAGGACTTTGCACTCCTTTAGAAATATTAAATCCAATGTCTACTAAATCTGTTAATGCTGCTTTTGCAACCGCCTGTAGTGCTGCGTTACCTCCTACGTTATAGCCTATAGGATTTCCTAACATATCTGTAGCTACAGTAACAGATGGGCCAGTTACCGCAGATGTTATACTAGGTACACCTTTTGGACTAGCTAATTGTGATGCTACTCCTACTACAGTGTCCATTGCTTTGCTTCCAAACATAGGCTCTTGCGTTGCTACAGCCTCATCTACCATCATATCTACTACTTCTCTAGCTAAATCTTTTTGTTTATCAGGGTCTGAAAGCGTTTCAGAAAGTGCGTTTGCTACGTCTTGCGAACCAAAACTTCTTCCAATATCTGCTGAACCCGTTCCAAAAGCACCTATATTTCCTAGTGCAGTTGACATTACATCTGGCGATATGCTAAGTGTTGCCTGTCCAAATCCAAAGCCAAGAGCATTTTGTACATCTCTTTGCATATCGCCACCTAATTCAGCGTGTACTATATCTTCTTTGTCTTTGCCATCAAAGTCTACTTCTATTACATTATCCTCAAACAACTCCATCTGTTTGTCCATATCATTATCATCTTCTTCTTCATCATCTTCTTCTTTGGACATATCATCTTGCATTGCCTGTATATCTATTTCTACAACTTCTATCTGTGGTTTGCTTTGCGCTTCTGTCTCAACAGGCTTACCCTCTTCATCTACCATATGTAATCTACCGTCCTGTTGCATAGACATAAGACCACACTTTGCCATCATACGCATCTCTTCAAGATGTTTCAGGCCCCAGTATCGCACAACATCAGCAGGTATTACGTACTCACCTTCTGATAACATAACAGGTATATCGTCAGCTACTTCTTCTTCTAAAGAGCCAAACGGGACTTCGTTCTCTGGTTCTTCGTTCATCATGTTATTTTTTCCCATCATTTATAACATTGGCCTTTAGCTTCAGTAACTGATCTAATATAGATATCTGGCCCTGATACCTGTGTATTTCAACGACAGCATCTGCATATGTAAGATTAGCGACAGCCCTTTCTCTCATATAACTTATATGCTTTTCTAATTCTTCATATCGGGGATGCGTAACTATATCCCGTAATTTTTTGTACTCCATTACTGTAATAATCCTGGAGGTAATCCAGCGTCAGGTGGTGGCTCTTGCATTTGCTGTTGTTGCTGTTGGGGTGCTTGTGGTTGATTACCTGCAAACTGTGGTTCTCCTGGTACTGGTACTCCACCTACACCTATGTTAGCATTACCTGCCCCTGTCATATCCATCTCG